CAGAATATAGATCAGAAAATTTCTGTATCTTGGACAGATACTCCTGATCTCGTTGACTTAGACGCAGCATTAGTTGATGATATAAAAGACCCCGAGCCAAAATCCAATAGCACAGGGTCTTAATTTTTAACTCAGCCATTTAATCAATACAATTTTCTTTATTGATTTCACCAGACCAATCTGTATCTTTTTCAACAAACCAAATCCATGATGAGGTAATTGTTTTTGTGTTCTCATAACCAGCTACATCATCATCTATTGCACACTTTTTGCCAACCATTATCTTCTTGTTAGCGCATGCGGTCATTGTCAAAGCTAATAAAATAATTAAAACTATTTTATTCATTTGATATGTACCTCCTTTCAAAGTTTATCCTCTAGTTCTTTTAAATATTTCTCGTTCTCTTTTTCCTCGTCTGTCTTTCTATTTATTATTTTGTAAGCTATAAATGCGCCAATAAAAAGGCAACCCATAGAATAAAAGAACATTCCTACACCAAAGCCAGCACTCATTAATTATATACTCCTTGATCTATTTCTTTTTTAGCTTTTGAAATTGTATCATATTCAGTAGAGCCTATCTCCCAAAATGGGTCTTCTTTTAACTCTTTGCATACAATATAATATGGAGTTTCTTTTTTCCACATTTGGCAAATTTCAAAACCTTTATATGTTTCAATTAACATTTTTTTTACAACTCCTTAAATAGCCTGATATTTCTCTTTGCATCATTACACACATACCAGCAAAAACATTCCATTGTTTTACCTCAGATTTTAAAGCCTTGTCTGTCTCTAAATCTTTTTGAAACTTAGCCATAAATTTATGGAATCTTTTTTGGTATTTTTTAATTGCTTTATCTTTCGAGTTCATTATTCCCCCTCGTTTAGCCAGTTAGGCAAGCCATAACTCATAGCCATGACCCCGCCAAATGTTATTAATAAACCCACAACAAAATCAAAATGAATGGCTAAGATAAAACCTAAAAAGGCTGTAGCAAAGCCAATCAATAAACAAAGTAAATGTTTCATTTTATTAGCTCCTCATTTTTTTTATTGATCCAAAACTTAGGGTCCAATCTGTAGTTATTTGCAGCCAGCTCTTTATGAGTTACAATAACTGAGTTAGTACGTTCACAGTTGCAAGCCTTCCTATATGGCAAAGGGTCAACCATTGAACCTATATTATTATTACCTGTGGCTTCAAACTTATTATAAAAATCCTCGATATTATTATAAGTTGCTTGAGCTGTTACAACTTTAAAAGTTCCTGAAATTAAATACAGTTCTTTTAAAAAGTCCCTGTAACCATGCCAACAGACAGCATTTACTTTTGATCTTGAGCCGTCTTTCTTTCTCATAAATCCAAGCCTTTGATAATTTTTCTCAGGTCCCAGATTTAATTTTACTCTATAACAATTGCCGCTTACCTTACTAAAATCTAAATTAATTTTAAGGCTCTCGGCAATATAACAAAGTTTACCAATAAAGTTGGTAACTCCTTTCGTGTTATATATTTTCATTTATCCTCCGATTGAAAACGATAGTTATTTAAAATACCATCTTTTTCTATTTTTAAGACTTGATTGATAACACCTTCAATACTAATACTTGCGAAATTATATTTCGTATTATTTCTAGTCCATATAACGTGATAACCATTAGTACTTGGTATTTTTTTATATTCCTCATTTGATAATTTAGGGAACATAAATCTAGGTGGTTTTACTTTGCATTTCTTCATACTATCTAAAACTTTAGTACGAAGTTCTTTTTCATTATTTGCCATTGTTTTCTCCTTAGTTGTTTATAACCTTATCGGTTATAATTATGGCAACAATAAGACAATATATGCCTTAATTTAGACATAATGTTTTTATAATTTGAAAATGCGGTGTTAGTAGCGGGGATTGACCTAACCAACACACCGCTTAAAAATAACAACGAGGTAATATGAAACCAAGTGAAAAAAAAGTGAGCATAACAGTTTTATTCGGAACTGATGTGGTCAAATATGGTGATAAACCTACACATGGCTATAATAAGAAAATATATACTTTTAATAATGAAAGAGAAAAAAATATTTTTTTACATGGCATTGACGAAGCCAACGGATGGCTTGAATATGCGGTCCTTCCAAATAACAAATGGAGTATAAAAAATAATAAACAATAATAAAGAATTAAACCCCTGATAATTAATTTTATTGGGGGTTTTTTTATTATAACATAAAGTTGGATTTTCCACATACAAGCGACATGCGCCAACCCCGCATATATAAACGGCAACAATACTGACCTATTAAGTTAATTTATTACCAGCTCGGTATAATGATAATAAAAGATTATCGGTCATAATTAATTTATGCTGTAGCTTTTTGCGGTTTTTGCTTTTGTATTATGGGGGTATACCCCTAGCATGCGCCTGTATTTTATATATATATATACATGGGACTCGAGGACTCCCTTACACACAGCCACCCTTTGACAGACCTATAAATATAAACTAAATATAGTATATGGATGAATTTACTAAACAAGATTTAGAATCAATATGCTTTGTAGAAAAAGGCACAAACGATGTAGTATTAATGTTTCAAGGTTTCTCAAATGAAAGCTCTGCGCATTTATTTATTACATTTGCAATGCTTTGTTTAGGATTTGATTACAAACCAACTGAAGATACACCTAGTAAAACAATCCATTAGTTATGGATATTAAAATACCTTACACACCTCGTAGGCATCAGGCTTACTTACATAAACAAATATCTAAATTTAGATGGTCGGTCTTAGTTTGTCATAGAAGATTTGGCAAAACTGTGTGTATGATAAACCATTTAATAAGATCAGCACTCACATCTAAAAACAAAAATCCTAGATTTGCCTATATTTCGCCAACATTTAAACAATCAAAAGCTATTGCTTGGGATTACATGAAACAGTTTACCGCCAAGATACCTTACACAAAGTTCAACGAAACAGAACTTAGAGTTGATTTACCTAATGGCTCTCGTATCACCTTGCTAGGCTCCGAGAACTCGGATAGCTTAAGGGGTATATATCTTGATGGTTGCGTGATTGATGAGTATGCAAACGTAAACGAAAAGCTATTTCCTGAAATAATTAGACCGGCTCTAAGTGATCGTAAGGGGTATTGTGTCTTCATAGGTACACCACAAGGCATGAATAATAATTTTTATGATTTATACCAACATGCTCAAGGAGCTGAAGATTGGTTTCAATACAAAGCAAAGGCTAGCCAGACAAAGATAGTAGATCAAGAAGAGTTGACCAAAGCAAAAGAGGTTATGGGTGAAAAGAAGTTTTTGCAAGAGTTTGAATGTGATTGGATTGCAAACATAGAAGGTGCAATCTATGCAGATGAACTAGCAAAAATGGAAAACAAAAGGCAGATAAGCAGAGTTCCTTATGACCCTAGTCTACCAGTATCAACTGCATGGGACTTAGGAGTATCAGACCATAGTGCTATAATATTTTATCAACAATTAGGAAGAGCTATAAATATTATTGATTACCATGAGGAAAGAGGCAAAGGATTACCACACTATGTACAAATGATTAAAGATAAAGATTATGTTTATAAAGATCATTTTGCGCCACATGATATAGAAGTTACCGATTTTAGTAATGGTAAAACCCGAAGAGAGGTCGCCTATCAATTAGGTATTAGGTTCAGAGTGGTTCCCAAAATACCATTAGAAGATGGTATACATGCAACTAGCATGATATTACCTAGGTGTTGGATTGACGTTGACCATTGCAAAAACCTAATAGATGCGTTAAGACATTATCATCGGAAGTATATTGATAAAAATAGAATGTTTAGATCAAAACCGGTACATGATTGGAGTTCACATGCTTGCGATGCTATGAGGTATCTAGCAATAGGACTACAAGAATTAAATACTAGACAAGTTGCACCACAAAGTGTAGCAGATAATAGTTATAGGATTATATAGATTATGAGTTTTTTAACACCAAAGATGCCAGCGTTACCTCCGGTTCAACCACCACCAGAGCCACCAAGTACAGAATTAAGTGCAGAAGAAAAAGAAAGAATAGCAAAAGAACAAGCTGAAATGGAAAGAAAACGTAGAGGTAGAAAGTCAACAATACTTACATCACCATTAGGTGTTCAAGAAAGCGAAGAGTCAAAATTAAAAACTTTATTAGGATCATAATGTTTAAATTTATTAAAAAACTTTTTACACCAAAAAAACAAAAGGATGAGCATTTAGAATTATTTGAGGAGTTTCCTATTTCCGATATACAAGTTTTTGATGACTCAAGCACAGATAAAACATTTGAAAACGAAACTAAAAAAAAAGTAAAAGAAACTAAAGAAACAAAATCATCATCAACATTTGGAGTATAATTATGGGAGGATCATTTAGACCAAAAAGACCAACACCACCACCACCGCCAAAACCAACTCCAACCAAAGCCGAAGTTTCACAATCTGATCCTTCACCTACAGGTTATGATTCAAGAAAAACAAAAGCTAGAGGTAGAGCATCAACTATATTAAGTGGACCAGTTGGTGTTGAACAAGAAGTAACTTTAGGTAGAAAAACTTTATTAGGATATTAAATGGCAAAAACAGATTTAACAAAAAATTTACTTGCACGTTTTGATAAGTTAAAAACAGGTAGACAAAATTGGGAAACTCATTGGCAAGAAGTTGCAGATTATATGCAACCAAGAAAAGCTGATGTAACAAAAACTAGATCAAGAGGTGATAAGCGAACAGAATTAATTTTTGATTCTTCTCCAATACAAGCTGTAGAATTGTTAGCAGCATCCCTTCATGGAATGTTGACTAACCCTTCTACTCCTTGGTTTACATTAAGATATAAAAATCAAGATTTTCAAAATGATGATGAAGCAAAACTTTGGTTAGAAGGTGTAACAGATGTTATGTATACAGCTTTTAATAGATCAAACTTTCAACAAGAAATATTTGAATTGTACCATGACCTTATAACATTTGGTACAGCAGCTATGTTTATAGAAGAGGATCAAGAAGATTTATTAAAATTTTCAACAAGACATATCAATGAAATATTTATAACTGAAAACAACAAAGGTAGAATAGATACAGTATTTAGAAAATTTAAAATTACTGCAAGAGCAGCAGTACAACAATTTGGTACAGCAGTATCTCAAGATATAAGCAAACAAGCAGACAAAGATCCATACAACGATATTGAAATATTACATGCAGTATATCCAAGAGATGACTTTGATCCTTCAAAAAGAGATCAAAAGAATATGCCTTTTGAATCTGTATACATAGAATATAAAAATGGAAATGAATTATCAGTATCAGGTTTCAAAGAATTTCCATTTGTAGTTCCAAGATATTTAAAAGCATCACATGAAATCTATGGTCGTTCACCTGCGATGACCGCATTGCCAGATGTAAAAATGTTAAATGAAATGTCAAAGACAACAATCAAAGCAGCACAAAAACAAGTAGACCCACCATTACTTGTTCCTGATGATGGTTTTTTATTACCGGTTAGAACTGTACCGGGAGGGTTAAATTTTTATAGATCAGGAACTAGAGATAGAATTGAACCATTAAATATTGGTGCAAACAATCCTCTTGGTTTAAATATGGAACAACAAAGAAGAGATGCAATTAGAGCTGTGTTCTATGTAAATCAACTTATGATGCAACAAGGTCCACAAATGACAGCAACAGAAGTTATACAAAGAAACGAAGAGAAGATGAGATTGTTAGGTCCTGTTCTTGGTAGACTACAATCGGAATTATTAAAACCTTTAATAGATAGATGCTTTGCAATTCTATTTAGAAATAATCATTTTGTTCAAGCACCTGAATTTTTATCAGGTCAAGATGTAGAAATAGAATATGTATCACCATTAGCCAAAGCACAAAAATCTACAGAACTATCATCAATAACTAGAGCAATAGAAATATTAGGTTCACTTGCAAATGTTGCACCAGTATTTGATTATGTAAACTTTGATGCTCTAGTAAAACATGTTGCAGACTTAGTTGGAGTTCCACAAAAAATATTAAAACTTCAATCTCAAGTTAATGCAGAACGTGAAGCTAAACAAGAACAAGCAGCACAAATGCAACAGATGCAACAATTACAACAAGTAGCGAAAGCTGGAGGAGATGTAGCACCGCTTGCTAAAGTATTGCCTGAAGAGGCAAGAGCTATAGCAAATGCTGAAGCGGAATAGTATGGACACAAAAGAAATAGAAAAAAAACTAAAACAACTTAAAACAGATTACAAAACAGTATTCAACACAGACGAAGGTCAAAGAGTTTTGTCTGATCTTGAAAAACGATGTCATTTTTTGACTACCACAAATATAAAAGGTGATAGCCATGAAAGTGCATACTTAGAAGGACAACGCAGCGTCTTTCTATTTATTAAACAAATGCTGCTATCAAAGGAAACATAATGTCAAAAGAACAGATAACACAAGAAACTGTGCCTGTAGAAAAGACATCTACAGAAGCACAACCACAAGCAACACAAGCAACTGTTGCTAATGCAGACACACCAATCTCTTCTACTACAACAGAGCAACCAACTGTTGCTAAAAGTTGGAAAGAAACAATTTCAGAAGAGTTTAGAAATGATCCAAACATACAAAAATTTACAGAAATAGATGCACTTGCAAAGTCATATATCAATGCAACTAAAATGATTGGACAAGATAAAATGGTTGTGCCAAATAATAATTTTACTGACGATCAATGGAGTGATGCTTATAGTAAAATGGGTAGACCAGAAAGTGCTGATAAATATTCTTTGAATATAAAATCAGATGTAATTCCTTTTGAGGAAACTGCTATTAAGTCTTTTCAAGAACAAGCACATAAACTTGGTTTGAATAATCAACAAGCTCAAGGTGTTCTTGATTTTTATAAAAATACTACTGAAGGTTCTATACAACAATCCAAAGTAGATACAGAAACTGCTCAAGCTCAAGCTCAACAATCTTTGAGACAAGAGTGGGGTAGAGAATATGATGCAAACATTTCAAAAGCAAAATCATTAGCAAAAGCAAATGTAAGTCCTGAAGTTTTATTAATGGAACTAAAAGATGGAACTAGAGTAGGAGATCATCCTGAAATAGTAAAAGGTTTTGCAAAGATTGCTAATTTATTATCTGAAGATAAAATAGTTTCTACGGAAGCTGAAAACATGGATAGATCAACAGATATTCAACAAGAAATAGATCAGATAATGAATGATAAAACTGGTCCTTATTGGAACAAATCTCACCCAAATCACGATAAAACTGTGCAACAAGTTTATACTTTACGGGAGATGTTGAGTGGAACCAAGTAATCATCTTAATGACAAAGAGTTAAAACTTGAGGTTTTAAGGATAGTTGTAGAGTCTGGTTCAATAAATCAAAAAGAAAACCCCTTGCCAATTTGTGAAAAATATTATAATTGGATTATAGGTAAGACAATTCGTAAGAACCTTACTGGCAAGAAGGAATAGACTCTAGTCTAAAAGACTTAAAATCCAAGAGATGCCTGC